CTGAAGAGTAATGCTTCGCCCTTCTTGACGTGCGTCTCTACGGTGGAACCTACTGCGCTAAATGTCTTCGTAATCGTATCCATTGTATCTTCTCCTTCTTTTATTTTAAGTTATTGTAGTGCTCCCGCCTTCGACTGCTCCATCAGAGCAGCTAAAGCGCTCTCTCCTCCACCCATATCGGCCTGAGACAGATCCTTGGCCACACTCGCGCCCTCTTGAATAGCGATCCGTTCTTCCTCCTTACGCTGCGCCTCGGCGCGCCCTTCTCTTATTCTGGCAACCGTCTCTGCATCTAAGATGACCTGAGGCGGCGCTCCTACTATTTCCGCATACCGGTCGACGAGCTCATCAGTGTTGAGTTTATCAAGCACCTCAGGCTTGAACACTGCGACCTCACCGACAAACGAGGTCAGTCTCTCTATCCCTGCAAGGCCCGCACTTTTCTGAGCTTGGTGCATTATTGAGATATATTCGACCTTGAGTGTTATACCTTGGATCTCTTCTGGGGGCTCCGGTATCAAACCCTGCCTCACCATGATATCAAAGGTTATTTTTATCAGAGGATCCAGAAGATCTTGATTTAACTGCTCAAGTACAGGCCCTAAGGCAAGTAGCTTCTCAGAACTACGCTCATGCACCTCGGCTGCGGTCATCTGACGCTTATCGAGCGATGCGAGCATGAGAAACAGATCCTCAAAGAAGACGCGCTTTATAAGAGCCTGTTCTTCCTGCATATCCTGACGAAGGTCGGCTATACTTATATTCACCTCATGCGCTGGCCTAAAGCCTTTCTGCCCTTCACGCTCATCCAGATAGGTAAGGCTCCCGGGAAGCAGTGACGCGGCAACCTCACGTAATGACGTCGGACCTACCATTGCAGGGTTAATCATCTTCTCAACGGCCTGAGCCTTACGTTTGTGCTGAAGCTGAAGTGCCTTTATACCTCCAACGGCGATAAAGCCCGGACACTCAGTCCCGTAGACGTCACCACTGGTGGTTTCCCATCTTGGGGCAAGGATATTAAATAGGTCATACCCGCCCTCTCTCAGATATTTACCGTCTCCTTCTTTCTTGACCTCAGGACCCGCCTCGAAGTATACGCTCTGAAATTTATGCTCACCGAGCATATCGGGGTTATAGTTACTGTTCGGCCGTATAATATGCACGACATCAACCCATGCGTCCAGAGACTTACGGATATAAAGGTCGCGTACATGAAGCGAGAACTTCGTCCAGTCTGGTTCAGCACCGTCCCCACCGAACTTACTTATAAGCTGACGGACGGTCATCTGGAACTCCCGGGCAAATACATTAACTACGTTACGGTCATCGGTCCCAAGCATATAAGACCCTAAGGGGAAGGTATAGCACCGGATGGTATCGGTAAAGTCCTCCTCGACCGCCATAGCTGACGTACCAAAGGCTCCGATATCTCCGTATACTATCGGCAACGCGTTATAGAGGTTCGACTGCAAGAACACCGTAGACATTGCCTCATTGACAGCATGGAGCCACGCCTTGACCGCTGGGACTTTCGCTACCTCAGGATCTGGAGTCGTAAGCCTTTTCCACTCACGTGCCGGACTGGTAATCCCGCCCATCATACCCGAACGGAGCGTCCTCGCCGCGAGAGTGCCTGTAGGATCGATAATCTTCTTATTACGCCGACCGCCCCTGTTCGTATCAGATTTAACGAACTGCACCCTCCTTGAAAGGACGTGATCACCTATATCCTTCCAATCGGCCTCATGAGACTGACGCTGATTCTTAAGAGCTGCGAGTAAGGCCAGCTCCTCTTCTCTCCGCGTTATATATCCAACACCTTCAGGCATCGTTACCTCGTAGTGTAAGAGATCCCTCTGAAGTCGAGCTTATCAAGCCTCCAGAGAGTACCCATAAAATCTATGCCGTACTTACGGCCGTAACTGTCTTTTACTAAGCGCCTGAACTTCTTGACCTTTTTCTGCTTCATAACTATCTCCCGAGTATGGTTTTAGCGCCCGGAGCACCACTTGGCACGCCGGTCACTGAAGTAAGTATATCTTCACGCTGGCGAGGCTCACCAGTGGCTATCCTACGACGCTTCGCTATTCTCATGGCAGCCTGTCGTTCGTTCTTAGCCTCCTTAGAGACAAGGGTGTCGGCAGCACGGCGCTCATTCTTGGCCTGTTTCTTTGCCGCTTTCTCAGTCGAGCGCTGTTGCTTATACTGCATCCCAGCACTCAACAGGGTTGTTGCTAATAGTATTTCCGCGCCCATCGGACTCCTCCTTAACTTCCAAGTATCGTCTTGCGCCTACCAGTCGACCCTTTATCCGTTACGCCGGCAGCAGATGTTAAGATGCTACGACGAAGCGCGTTACCTCCACCCCCGCCGCGAGTACGTCGACCTCTCCTGACGTCACCTAAGACATCCAAACGCTTGCGAGTCTCCAGCTCCTTCTCTTCGCGTTCCTTCTTTTCGATTCGCTTATCGAGGTCTTCCATTTCCGAACCGAACGGTGCGACGCGCCTACCAGTTGCCTCACGAGGTGCAACAAAGCGACCTGTAGGCTTCTGAGGTGCGACACGTCTACTACCGACCTGCTCAGGACCAGTTTTCTTTGTTTTAGCCCTTCTGGTCTTTAGTTCAGCCAAGGTCGGCTCTATATATGCCCTTGTTCCTGAGGGTTTCGACCCCATACTACACCTCCATGAATACTCGTTTGCTTGGTATCCCCTCGACTACCACGTCTTCAGGTGTATCAAAGCCGAGAAGTCTCACGAATTTACTCCATTTACTGCAACAGACATCGCCTTCATTGACGATACCCATAATAATGCTTATGCCATGATGCCTCAGAACCTTCTTAACGTGTGTGAAGTCAGCACGCATCTGCCTGACCAGCCCCTTAGAAAAGGCTCCGGCGCTATAGGCGTGTATATAACCAAGCTCTTCAAGGCGCTGTACGTGACAATAGAAGTAAGGTATACCGTCCATACTTACCTCGAAGTAAAGATTCTCAGCGAAGCGACTACCATCGCCGAGTTCCTCCGGGCTCTCAAAGGGGCCACCGTCTCGTTCTATCAGCTTTATACTCATAGTCTGCCGTCCTCATACGGATCGTATTCGACCATCATCGTCCCGGGCGCGCCCTTACCATCAAGGTTCTCAGCCTCAACTATGATCTCCCAGAGTATATGCGGAGCCGTCGCACACGTAGACAAGGCGTCGGCGCCGTTCGAGTTTATATCGTGAAGAGGATGCTTGCTCACGCGGCCGTCATCGTCTACTGAGTACCTGTAGCGCCTGAGGGCCTGAAGACCATCCGCGCACTTCTCTCGATCGAAGTAAAGCACCGGGAAGAGTGTTCTTACCGCGCTCAAGGCGTCTGACTTCTGCTGAATACGCCTGACCATATCGACCTTACGGCCGAGAGCCTTCAAGGTCTCCTCGACGCTCTTACCAACGAGGTAGTTATTCTTACCATCGTGGGGGAGATAGTCTTTACCATAGACATAACGCTTGCTCTGAAGGAGCTTGACGTAGTGCTGGATCTTCTTACGCGCGTTCTGGTAGTAATCGATCACGTGATACTCCAGCCCGACCTTCTGTATGAACCAGATCGCCGTCTGATCGCCATAGCCCAAGTCCCAGAAGGTGTTGACCGGCTTAGAAGGATCATAAGGCACAGAGGTTATCCTGCCCTCAGCGTGCGCGTCATACATTTCATCGGCGTAGATAGCACCCTCGACGGCCTGTTTGCAGCGCCCTTCCCAAACATTCCAGTATGCGGGCTCATCCTTGATCTTCAGGTCCTTCAATTCCTGCATGAGAACATCAGGGAACCACGGGTTATCGCGCCAGTTCACAGGCATGAGGACGGCGCCGGTCGGCGGGTTCACGACAAAGCGCTGATAAGTCTCATCCTCTTCGAGCTCCGGGTTAAAGGATATCCATATCTCTGAGCCCTCTTTACGGATCGTCGGTATAAGAACATCCCATGAACCCTTGCTTACAAGTACAGCCTCTTCGATCCATGCGATATCAATGCCCTCATAGGACTTTATCTGAGACGCATTATGCCTGAGCCCCTCGAAGAAGAACTCCGTACCATTACGCCCCTTGATAGAAGCGTTATAAACCGTATAGATCTTCTCAAGGCCGAGCGCTATTATCTGGTCTGAAAGAAGACGATGGACTGAATCTTTAATTGACTTTTGAAGTTCACGGGCACATAGGATACGCAAAGGAGTCTTTGCGCCTTTAATAAGAAGGGCTCGGGCAAAGCCCCATGACTTCGTTCCACCCCTACCACCATAGGCAACTTTAGTACGTGCCGGGGCAAAGAGTGGAGCAAGCGCCTCTGGGAACTCAGCGTTTACTTTATTTTCTTTTGGGCTTTTTCTTTTTGCTTGTGACAAACGTCACCTCGATACTATCAACTTCGCCAAGTAGATCGCCTAAGGTCTGCTTACCCAGTAGAACATTCCGAACCTCTTGGACTGTTCTCAGCTCTCCGTAGTTCCTTATCGCCTTCTTCTTCTCGATAAATGCCCGCATGACTTCAGTCAGCCCTTCAGCAAACTCGACGTCTTCGGACAATATCTGTTCAGCGATAGCGTCTATCTCTTTAGAAGAGAGAGCCTTACCCTTCTTGCTCTTGGCCATGACAAACGTATACAACAGGAAAGAGTACAAGTCAAACGACCACGCATAGGGTTTAATACCCTTTTTACGTGGTCTGATACCTGTTTTGCGTGGTTTTTATAGGTTTCTATGGGGTTATTACTATGATTTTGCAAGTAAACAACGAACTTCCACTTGGCGACCAGTCAAATTACTATGAACTATTACAGAGCTCATATTACCATCTTGACATTCTTTCACAGCGGCTATAACTTCTTGCCGAGACATAGGTTCAGCACAGCCCATAAGTAATAAGCATACAATAAATAAAATAACCTTCTTCATCTCTCCCTCCCTTCTATGTATGAGGATGTATAGGACAACGTGGCCTTATAATTTCCTCTGGGCGGAGAGGACGTTCGCAGTTGCAGTTCTCTTTTAATATGTATTCCCTTTGCCTGCTCGTCGCAAACACGACAATAACACTTCCTGTTGGGGGAGTTCTTTTCTCGTGGATACCATACCCACTCATGCCAACACAACCCTCTCGCTTCGTGTATTATCTGGCTATCCGTCCTCTCACTCACCTGTCTTCCTCCAAGCACTCACACTCTTCACAGACTTGTCCACAAGCCTCACAATTAAGGCTGGCTATATCATCCGTTCTCTCGCTCACTGCTCACCTTCCTTCCTTGAGTTCCTTAGCGCAAAAACGATTATATGCCTTCACAGCGTTACTCAACCGTTCAACGTCGCACTTATATACCTTAACCTTCTTGTCACTCCGGGATACCATATCCCAGTCCTTGTTCTCTTCTTTGGCGTGCCTCACAATAGTCTCTGCTGTCCTTAGCAAAGACTCTCTCAGCCGACTACACTTCATCATCGCTTTGACGTTCATCCTCTCTCTCCTTCCTATTTTCTGATACTGTTCTCTAAGACCCAGACCTCGATAGCTTTCTTTGAGGCCATGACGTTACCCTTGGTCTTGAAGACGGGCATCCCTTCTTCTTTGGCCAACCGGCGCGCCGCGCACTCACTATGCTTAATGAACGCCGCTATCTCTTTCCATCCAATCAGTAGTGAATTCGATGCCTCAGTCATACTATCCCTCCTCAAATGATATTGAAAAATCGAACATATGCTCCTCGCATCGAGTAATCTTATAACGCGAGCGCTCCCGGGCCGAAAATCTTTCGTTGAGTCTACCACAAATAAGGCATTTTCCATAGGCATAGTTGCACTCAGCCTCGGCAGTAGCCTTAAGATCTTTAAGCGTTCGCGCAAAGGTCAAATGAGTTATCATTCTACTTATCTGGTCTGATAGATCCTTTGCCATAGCTCGTAATCTTTTACGGCAACGACCGCGCGCCTCCATAGCCGCAACCTGAGCAGATACCGCCGGAGAATACTCTAAAGCATCCTTTTCAAGAGCACACACGCGCATAGCTTCCTCGTGGTACAGCTCCCATAACAGCCCCATCGTCTGTATTGTAGCCGGTGTCATCAGATCCATAAGCTACACCTCCTGATTCAGCTTACGTATCGGATAGTCAGGGAGTGGTCTCATCTGCACGTAAACCGTCACGCCTCCGTGAAGCGTGCATAAACTACGTCCATATCGTACCCTAAGATCCTCCTGAGACATACCGGGCTTACCCGGAGACTTGAGCTCAGTAGGTTTGCCACAGGTGAGGCATTTACCGATCGCGTAATTACACTGGGCATCTACACGGAGCAAATCATCACATATCTTAAGTGCTCCAGCAAGTTCGTCATCTGAAAGTTTAGATAGTGGTTTGCCAAGAATCTTCTCTGCGAAATCGACATCCTCAAACTTTACCCTATCAAGCGTACCGCCTCCGCGGTCATTCTTATCAAGCACGAAGTTTTCGACCGTTTCCTCTATCACCTTCCCATCCTTATCATGCTTTCTCGTAATGAAGAACATGGCATTACTCCTCTTCTATCGTTACTTTAAAGGTCGTTCCAATCATAGTCAAGAGCTTTATCACCGCGGCCATCTCGCCGGCATCGGTCTCAAGGATTACCTCACCCTCACCCTCGGCCCCGAACTTAATCGGTTTAGCCGAAGGCGTAGAGCCCTTGAGACACGCGATGAACTGTATCTTCTTCGGTTTCGCAGCCTTTTTAGCCATTATACCGCGCCTCCCATAGCTTCCGGTAAGCATCCATGACGTCCTGAGGGTTTATAGTAACGCTATATGCCGGCGCCCCGGGATCATAGATATCAAACTCGATCATGCCGTCGAAGTCAGATGATAGCTTTATATATGCCTCCATACCATAAGAGTCATGATTTATAATCCTTACCTCGCGACTCTCCAAGTATTCTCGGCGCTCTTTATCTGCCTCTGCTATCAAAACCCGCGCCTTCCATAGTTCCTCAAAGCCGAACTTACTTATGTCATCGGCACCAGCAATAAGAATTACCTTATCGAACCCCAGCGACTCAAAATATGTCGGACTATAAACGATCGCTTGTGCACGCACAACGCCCAACTTCCGATGAAGGAACCACGTAGATAAATTTTCTTTTTCAGCATCACGAACAAACTCTCCGGCCAGCCTCTCCGCGCCAAACTCGCGCACGAGCGTTTGATACAACCACGAATCTTCAATG